TATGACGCATGGGGTAAAAAAGTAGCCGATACTGACTATATAGAGCTTCTAAAGAAGACAGAACTATCAGAAGTACTGTTCAAGGATAATCTCAGCTGGGCAGACCTTTCTGGGATAGCCTTGGACTCATCTGCTAGGAAGTTTTTATTAGAGCGGCTAACAGCAGAAGGAATCACCGAGATTTCTGGAAAACCCGTAGAAGAAATGTTTGGAGTTAAGTAATGATAGACGTTAGACCAATTTTTAAAGGCGAAGGTATTCTTGAGAAAACTTCTAGCGAGGGGGTCTTCAAACGGTACATTTTTGGGGCCACTCTTACCTCTTCAACAGGCAGCCCAGACGACTATATTACTGTAGACATGAGCGACTACGGATACGACTTCTTGGTTGATAGCGAGGATGTCAATATTGATTCAGACGGTATAATTACTTTTGAAGCTTTCGATGCTCAATACGTTATTCGTAAGGTGTCAGAAGCAGATGACTTACGAAATCTTAATCCAGAATTAGAAGACAGTGAGGAAGCCTAATGGCAGAAACTCAGGGCACTGAGATAATGCAGTCTGTGGAGGCTTTGGTCGATACCAGCATAGACCAGGTAGTCACTATTGTCTACGATGTTGAGAACCTGGGAACCTTTTTCAGAATTGATGGCAGGTGGAGACTGGGCACCCCCGAGATTGCTGCCGAGTTTGATGACACTGAGATTACAGAACTTGACTATGACAAATCTGTGGAACTTGTAGCACGTTTTGATGACAACGAGCTAATTACCTCCAAAGACTTGGCTGACTACGAGAGAAGCGAATAACACATGGAATTCCACGGCAAGCACGAAACCCGACTCCTGTACACAGACAACGAACGAGCTGTCATTGTTGACACCTTATCCAACACGGTTGTTTCCATTGACGAGTCCGAGACTCTTATTGCCTCAGCGCAGTGGGATGCCTCAGTTGCCGAGCCCGAAGGCCCCTCAGCAGAGCTAGCTAGAGCCGCTATCACCGAACTAGACATTAAAGTTTTATCTGCTAATGACCGTATGTACACAATTCCTAAGTCAGTTATCTCAGAAGCAAAAAGAGGCCTAGCTTGGAGAAAAGAAGAAAAGCGCGGCGGCACTCCTGTTGGTCTGAATAATGCGAGGACCCTACTTGCAGGCGGCCAAGTTGGTATTCAAAAAGTACGGCACATTGCTAAATATTTCCCTCGTCACGAAGTTGACAAGAAGGCAAAAGGCTACAAGCCTGGAGAAAAAAACTACCCATCTAACGGTCGTATTGCTTGGGCTCTTTGGGGTGGAGACGCTGCACAGCGCTGGGCCTCTGCCATTGTTGAGCGTGAGAATGCCCAAGGAGCTTTAGCTGCTGGCGGGTATGACGAATACTATGCCCAAGAAAAGCTTGACTACGGCTCCTATGCTGCTACTGGAGTAGAGCCTGACTTCTACATTCGCATAAATCTAACCACTGGCGGCATTGACCGCTTATACAAGGTAGACGAAGACGGAACTTGCAAGGTTTGGGACAACTGCTCTTGGGAAGATATGGGCAACGTTGAGAACGATTTTGAAACTTACGACAAAGCCCTAGACGGTCCGTACGACAGAAGCCAAAAAACCTATATTCCTGTTGACCGAGACACTGCTATTGCTTGCTCTGCAATGCTAGATAACGCTCCTATGGAGCCAGTGTTTCTAAAGCAGATTAACTTTGACGAGACAGAAATGTTCGAAGCAGCAATGCCAGAGCTTGACTTTGAATTGCTAGACCAGTTTAGTGACGAGACCCCCGACTTCCTAGAAGAAGAAGACGAGTTCGACGACGGTCTTATGGCCTCAGGCGTAGCAATGTTCGCTGAGCAGCCTTCCATTGACACAAGTCCAGGAGTAGACACTCCAGAAGAAAGGTCAGAGCGAGCCGAGACACAGGTTCGTGACATGCTGGGCCGCTTCTCAAAGAACGGCTCTACAGTAATTATTGGCGGAGACGCTAACTATAAAGGTGTAATAACTGCGCAAGACGCAAAAAACGAGACTGTAACCGTTGAGCTTGCTAATGGGGAGTCCGTAACAGTTGCTGGTGGTGTGACTCAACAGATAGATACTTTTAAGTCAGTGGCTACGTCTGACTTTCCTTCTAGCAGCCTAGATTTTAGTGGAATCCTTGGTCAGCCAAGAACCCCTATTGACCAGCCAAATGCCCAGCTTCCTGGAACACTTCCGCCTCTATCTGCTTCTAATGTGAGTACATTAGTTGGAGACTACAATTCTTGGGCTGGAGACCAAAGGTTAGCCCCTGAGTACAGCGGTGACCCAATTCCTCCGTTTGTTCCTAAAGCTGTGCCAGACATCAACACTGCGCTGGGACGCTACCACAAGGGCTCTTTTAACCCAGATGGTACCGCTAAGCCTGGATGGAGCCCTGCTACAACAGAAAACGTCTACAACGAGCCACTTCTTCGTGACTGGTTAGATTCCGTTTACGGTGATAGGTCTGGCAAAGGCTCTGGACAAACTTACTCAAGCTGGTACACACCTAAGACTTACTCTGGCATAGACGTAGATGATAAAAAGTCTCGTAACGAAGTAGTTGGGTCTAAAAACCGAAGTGATTTGGCTAAAAAGTTTGACCCAACTCGACTCTCTGTCGAAGGACTCACCGCAGCTGCAGACGGCAAAGCCCGTGAGCTAACCCCAGAAAGCACTGATGTTAAGCCTTTGTACTTGGCTATTGTCGCCGATGACGACCCTCAAGCGGTAATGAACCTAGTTTGCCTAATCCCAGCAACCACTAAGACAATAACTCCAGTTACCTTTATTAGGAAGCCTGGCAAATGGGTGAAAGATGCGCAGATTCTTGCCGATTTAAACAGCCCTACCCCCCCTCCTGTAATTGTGTTAGACACAGAGAACTTGGCAGTTGTTACGGAACAGATTGACGGAGAGTCAGTCACGGCGAGTATAACCGCACGGTCACATTTTGCTTTGACCAACAATTCAATAATTTCTGCACTTATGGCTGCTGGCGGTGCTGACCGCAACAAAGGCAACGCTGGAGCCCTGCGCCGTTACTGGACTGTAGGAAAAGGCGGACTTAAGATTCGCTGGAACACTCCTGGCGACTGGACCCGATGTAATCGTCAGCTTAAGAAGTACATGGGCCCACGTGCAAAGGGCTACTGTGCTCTTCGTCACAAGGAGATGACTGGCGTATGGCCTGGAGACAAGAACAATGTTGGGAAGAAAAAGGGTAAAGCCCTTAAAGCTTCTGCAGAGAAGCAGACCACCGAGCTACTTGGCCTAAAAACAGAAGCTGCCATTATTGAGATGGCAACCTTACGTGCCCGTGCAACCTCGGCTAAGTCCAGAATGGCAGGGCGAATTGCCGCTACCCCTACAGAGCACGGTGCAAAGTTCTCGATTCCTCTAGTAATCCCCGAGGGCACCGAGACTGGCGACGGACGTATCTTCCAAAAGGGCTCTATTTCTATGAGAGACCTTCCGTTACCACTTTTGTGGCAGATTAAAACGGGCAACGGTCACGACGGTTCTGTAGTTGTGGGGCAGATAACTTACATGGAGCGAACCGACGAGGGCATCGGAAACGCTATAGGTGTCTTTGATTCTGGAGAATTTGGCCAAGAAGCAGAGAGGCTAGTTCGCTACGGTTTCATCCGCGGAGTGTCTGCCGACATGGATAAGTTTGAAGCTGATGAAGAAGCTCCAGAGGATACTGGAGACGACTCAAAGGACATCAGCTCAGGTAGAATAAATATAACAAGCGCTCGTGTAATGGCTGTGACTATTGTGCCTAAGCCAGCTTTTCAGGAATGCTTCATACAGATTGTTGACGAACGTACCAACTCCGAGGAGGAGACAATGCAACCAGACGGTATTTACGTAGATAACGTGAACCCTCTAGACGCTTCTGCGCTAGTTGCCTGCGGAATGGTCGCTGGCGCAATCCCGAACGAGCCTCCAATTAGCTGGTTCGACGACCCAAAGCTTAAAAAAGCCACTCCACTAACTATCGGAGACGATGGACGCGTGTTTGGTCACATTGCTGCATGGCACGTTGACCACATCGGAATGGCCTTTGGGACAAAGCCTCCTCGCTCTCGCAGCAAGTATTCGTACTTCCACACTGGGGTAGTTCGCACCGATGACGGTTCGGACGTACCAGTTGGTCAGCTAACTCTTGCTGGCGGTCACGCTGGTCTTGAGGCATCTGCTCAGCAGGCTGCAAAGCACTACGACGACACAGGGTCAGCTTTTGCTGACGTTCATGCTGGAGAAGACTCTTACGGTATTTGGGTTGCTGGGTCACTACGCTCTGGAACTTCTCCAGAACAGATTCGTGCAGCTCGTGCTTCAGCACCTTCTGGTGACTGGAGGCCTATCAAAGGCAGCCTAGAACTAGTTGCTGTTTGTCAGGTAAACGTGCCTGGATTCCCAATCGCCCGAGCAAGAGTTGCTTCAGGGCAAGTTATGGCTTTGGTTGCTGCTGGTGCAAGCATGCTTGCTCAACTAAAGAGCGACCCACTTGCTGAGCTAAACGCAAGGATTGATGCTCTTGCAGTTGCTCAGTCTGAGCCTCAGCTTGTAGATGCGCGTACTCGTTTTGCTCAGGCTCGTGAAGAAATTCGCTCTGAGAACCTTAAGCGCATGACCGAATTGTCTGACCGTGTTAAGGGAGCTAAAAAAGAAGACGATGAGTCCATTGAGTACATGATTCAAATGATGGACGATGACCCAGAGAATGAACTTGCTGTTGTTCCTCGTCGCGTTCGTCGCCGTCTTGCCAGAGAAGGTAAGGCTATGCCCGATGGGTCGTTCCCAATCAGAAACATTTCTGACCTACGCAATGCAGTCCGTGCATACGGAAGAGCAAAAGCTGGAGCTAAAGGTGCGGTACGTAAGCACATTATGGTTCGCGCCCGCGGCCTAAACCGCATTGACCTGCTTCCACCAAAGTGGAGCACCCAGTACAGCGCAGATGGTGAAGAGCTTTCGCTACACGAGCGGACCCTTGTCATCTCTGAAGCCCTGAGTCTAAAAAAAAGTCCTGATTCCGAAAATTTAGAAGCACTTTTTACTGAAAAGGGTTTTACTGCAGCAGCAGGAGATGAAGAAGATTTAAAAGGAATAGCGCCTGAAGAGATTGAAGCTTTAAAAGTAGAAAAAACTTCTCGCGAAAACGAAGACGCAACTCCTAAGTTCACTCCTGACACTCAACCTCGTGATACTTCTGGCAAGTTTCGTAAAGTCCTAGCTCGACTAAAAACAGACCTAGGCATTGCTGGTCTTAATGACGCAGCTGAGAAAGCTGAAGAGATTGAGAACTTCGATGAGGCGGGGGATGCCGACCAAGCAACCGAGTCTGCTCAGAAATTAATCGGGATTATTGACCGATTGGACGCAAAAGCACTTAATCCTGAAGCTTTAGAGAACGTTCGTGAGAGTTCTGGGAAGCTAGGCGAGGTAATTGCTAACCTCCCCTTTGAGTTCGGCGAAGAGGCCCAAAAGATTAGGTACAGCGATGTGCCCGCCCCTCTGCAGCAGCTTATGGAAGAGATGATTGACCGCGTTGAAGCCAAAATTGGCGACGAAGACGCGGACATAGCTACTGCTGACCTAAAGAGATTTATGTCTGGCGGGGACTATTTCAACCAAAGTGAGATTTCTTCCGAGATGGCAAAGCTCTTGAGGCTACTTACCTAATAACCACATCTAATCGACTATTCGTACAATCACTACTTTTCAACCTATGTAACATTATATGTAGGTGGAGTGCCTCCACGCCCTGTGCGTATCGGAGTCCCTTGGCCTCGACTATAAGCAAGTAGGACATCCGTCCTATGTAACTGCCCTAAGGAGGGACAGTGGACCGTATTAAAGAGATGATGAATCAGCTCGCTGAGTTAGGTGCCGACCAGGTTACCGAACTACAAGAGCAGATTGTCGCCGAATTCGAAGCGGTTGAGAACGAGGAACCTTCCTCACAGACAGTTGACGCGATGACGTCGCTTGCCGACATGCTTGAGGCCGTTCGCGGCGAGGTCAAGCAGCGCGAGGCCGCAGTTCAGGAGCTCGCCCAGCGGGCTGCTGAGGCAGCTAGCCGCGTATATGGCGATGACGCTAAAGAAGATATGACTGCTTCTAAAGGCAAAGAAGAAATGAAAGACGAGGAGATGACCTCATCTGACTCAGAGGCCGCTATGGACTCTGAAAAAGAGAAGGTAGTTCCCGAGCCTGACGTTCCTGCAATGCCAGCATCCGAGGAGATGAAAGACGAGGCTCCAGTAGCCGAATCTGAAACTCCAACCGAATCCGATTCCGAAATGGAAGAGGACGAAATGGAAAAGAAGAAGACAATGTCTGAAGCATCAACTGAACTGAGTGAGACTACCGAACTCTCAATTGAAAACGAAACTGTTTCAGAGGCATCCGCCGAAGAGACAATCACTGCTGCTGCCGAAGAAGAGACAGTTGTTGAAGTAGAGGCCGAAGAGGCTTCTGTGGAGACAGTTGTTGAAGCTGAAGCTGCAGTAGAGACCGCCGAAGTAGAAGTGTCAACTGAAGAGGTTGCTTCCATTAAAGAGGGTGCAGAAGCAGAAGCTTCCGTTGACTCCGAAGTAGAAGCTGCAACTGAAGTAGAAGTTTCAGCCGAAGCCGCAACAAACGAAGAAACCACATCAAACGCAGCTGAACTATCAGCTCAAGAAACTATGGAGGCACCTGTGACCGCTTCTGCCGAAAATGCAGACAACCTCGACCTAGAGGTACCAGCGGACCGCCGTTTGGCATCCAAGGAGACCGCTTCTCCCGTGGCAATCACGGCAGGTGCAGATATCCCTGGATATACAGCTGGCAGTACGCTAGATGACATGAGTACCGTTGCTGAGGCAATGGCAAAACGCCTACACGCGCTTCGTCGCGTGAACGGTGGGGACGGTGAGCAGCACATTGTTGCATCAGTCACTCAGTCCTACCCTGAGAGCCGCACCTTGACCTCAGACGCTGAAAGCAACAGGCTCAAGATTAGTAATCTTGTATCACCTGAGGCTATCGTTGCGGCTGGTGGACACGTTGCTCCTTTCGAAGCCCGCTACGACGTTTTTGGAAACGGTTCGACCGCTCGCCCAGTGCGTGACGCTCTTCCTCGCTTCCAGGCTGACCGTGGTGGTATCCGTTATGTTACCCCACCTAAGCTATCAAGCTATGCTGACGCTGTTGGTGTTTGGACTGCTGCTAACGATGCAGCTGAGACCCCAAGCCCATCTTCCAAGCTGAGCTTAACTGTTGAAGCTGCTGCAGAGAACACTGTAGCAACTGACGCTGTAACCCTACAGCTACAGTTTGGTAACCTTGCAACACGCGCTTACCCTGAGTTGATTTCTCGTCACAACGAGCTTGGTCTAATTCAGCACTCACGTGAAGCAGAGCAGAACTTGCTAGCCAAGATTGCTTCCGCCTCGACCGCAGTTACCACCACAAACCTAATCGGTTTTGGTCGCGACTTCTTGGTCCAGATTGGACGCGCCGCGTCTGCTTACCGTTCACGTAACCGCCTAGAGGCTGACGCTCCATTGCGTATTATTATCCCAACCTGGGTAAAAGACGCCATGGCTGCTGACCTTGCTTTGGCCATGCCTGGAGACAACACTCTCAACGCTTACGCTGAGATTGATGCCTACATCGCAAGCCGCGGCGTAATCGTGAGCTACTCATTGGACCAGAACGTATTCGGTGCTCAGGGTGCAACTGCACTTGTTGAGTTTGCTGACTCGTTCACTTGGTACCTATTCGCCGAAGGAACATTCTTGTTCCTAGACGGAGGCACCCTGGACCTCGGAATCATCCGTGACAGCACCCTAGTTGGAACCAACGATTACAAGATGTTCGTTGAGACCTTCGAAGGTATTGCTATGGTTGGCGTCGAAGCTCTTGCTGTTACTTCAACCATCAACGTCAACGGTGCAGCTGCTGCACTTCGCGACACTCTTGGTGGAGTAGCATCATCCACAATTGAGCTATAAGCCCGATTCACGCAATAAGTAATAAGTAAAAGCAATGTTCAGAACCCGCAGAGGAGAATAAGGAAAAATGGCTATATTTAGAGGGGTCTTCCCCGCTACAAAGTTAATTCCCGCTCCCTGCGGGCTTCTGAGCGTTGCAAACACCACGTCCCACACTGGGCGTGAGTATGACGAGCGTTGGATTCGTGGCTTCGACAAAGAATTCAACACCATGCCGTCATACGTGCGTCTTCTAACCGTAAACGACGCTGTAGTACCAGGTGGCGAGCTCACAGACAATCAGTCTGAAGCCCGCTACTTAAACTATGTTCCGTTCTTTATTGATGTAGAAGATTTTGCTTCGACCTTTGGCATTTTAGGCCAAGACAGGTTTGACCGCGTAAAGCAAGAGCTTGATGCTGTTACTCAGAAGGCCGTAGAGCTCGAGTTCTGGGATGGCCCAGCAGCTCGTGCGTTAGTCAGCACTGGCCCAGACGTAGAAGAAGTTGGCTCAGGCAACATGTACCTGAGTAAGACTGGAGACTCTACAGTTCCAGTTGCAGGAGCATTTGCTCCACACATTGCCCTCATGTATCTTGAGCAAGCAATCTCAGAATCACCAGTAGGCGAAAACGGTGTTATCCACATGACACGCGACATCGCCTCAAACTTAGGCTCTCGTCTCATCTACAGAAAAGGTGATGACGAGCATCCAGGAAGTGCTATGACACGTCTTGGAACACAAGTAGTTATTGGCTCTGGTTACTCAGGTAATGGCCCAATAGGTGCGACAGGGGCTGCTGCTTCTGTCACTAACAAATGGATGTACGCAACTGGTGTTGTTGACGTCCACCTTGGCAAGGTTGAGGTTGTAAACGAAGACTTGGGTCAGGGCGTAGATGCTACAATAAATAACATGAGAATCAAAGCATATCGCCCTGCGGCGGCTTACTCTGACCCCTCAATGCATTTTGCAATGCGAGTGACAATCCCTACTACCTAATGACTAAGCCAAAACCAACAACTTATAAGGAGAACTAGAATGGCTACACAGGACTACGCGGCTAGCGTCCAAGGCGTGGCGCTCCGAGTCACTCGACTGGACGGCGCTGGAAACATGCTCAACGGAGCAGGAGACAGCTACACGACTACCGCATTTTTGCGTGCATCGTTTACTCCTGAGTACGAAGAGGGCGATGAAATAACAGAGAAGTCTGCAGACGGCACAATCTGTGTCTCCTACAAGGCTCCTGACACACTGAAGAGAATCACCATGGAAATCGCTATCTGCGAGCCAGACCCAGAGCTTACTGCTCTTATGTCTGGTGGTCTTCTTCTTCGCAAGAACTTTGGCACCTTCGCCTCGCCTAGCAACCAGAGCATTGGTTGGTCGGCACCTGGCGTTGGAGACGACCCTGCTGGTAACGGTGTTACTATCGAGGTTTGGTCCTTCGCTGTTAAGGACGGCAAGCGTGCATCAACTCTTCCTTACTTCTACTGGGTCTTCCCATACGCAAAGCTTCGCCAGTCTGGTGACCGCGTAATTGAGAACGGCCTACTTGCCAACACCTTCGAGGGCTACGGCCTTGGAAACGTTGCATTCGGTAGTGGTCTTGACGGCCGCTGGGAGTTCCCAGTTGCTACAGAGCGCCCATACAGCTACGCACGTGGCGACTGGGCACCTGAAGGTCTTCGTGGCTTCTACACTTGGCACAACGAGTCCACAAACACTATTAGCAACAAGAGCTTGACCTCTAACGTTGCTACTTTGACTACTGGAACAGCTCACGGTTTCGGAATTGGTCAGACAGTAGTTGTGGCTGAGTCTGGCTCAGAGTTTAACGGTACGCACCTAATCACAGCTGTTCCTACAGCAACAACCTTCCGCTTTGCTAAGACATCAGCGGATGTTGCTTCGACTCCAGTGTCACCTGCTGGAACAGCTATCCGTCAGCGTGGCTACATCACAGTCCAAGACTTTGATAGCCAAGGCTCAACCACCACGTACAACGTACCTGGCGGCGAGTACTACAACCCTGACCTCCCAATTGACTTCATCATTGCGTCAACTGAGGACCCAACAGTATAATTTAGTTATGAGGCGGGTAGTTAACGACGACACTGTCGTCAACTGCCCGCTTTTTCTAATCTAAGGAGCCTTGATGAGTAACTTGTGGGTAGATGTAGAAGAGCTTGGCGAATACGCAGACTCTGATTACGCATATGATGCAATTAAGACCGCTTCTCACTTGCTCTGGAGTATGTCAGGGCGTAAATTTTCTGGTAGCACCACCGTCACTGAGCGGTACGTTTCTGCCTATGACCCATATCTTCGCACTGGGACTTCTAGCATGTCCCATGCTCCTCAGCTAATTAATGGAAAAGTAGAGAACGTTGTCAATGGCGGAAACGGTCGTTATTCAAACCATGACTTTCTTGGAGACGGCACCAACGCTCTTACCCGCGTAAGACTGCGAGGACGCAAAGTTGTTGAGATTCACAACATGCGAGATATGCAGGGTGAACTCATTGACCCAGACACTTACTACTTAGCAGACCACTCAGTAATTTACGGAACACCAAATGCTTCGTGGACCGCGACAAACGTTGAAGTGACTTACACATACGGAACTCCTCCTCCCCCCTCAGGGCGAGCCGCTGCGAGACTTTTAGCCACAGAATTAGTAAAGCTTTATTCAGGAGACGACACCTGCGCCCTTCCTCAACGTGTGACTTCTGTCGCTCGTCAGGGAGTCTCGTACACAGTACTTGACAATCAAGACTTTATTGACGAGCTCAAGACTGGTATCTACGCAGTTGACCTTTTCCTGCGCTCTGTTAACCCAGACAAGGCCCGTGCCCGTTCTCGTGTGTTTTCCCCAGACCAGCCTCGCGCTCGTCGAATTATTGGCAAGTCCCCTGCTTTTGAGCTCAGTTCGTATGACTTGTACTTTAACTCTCAGGGTGGTACGCAGGTGTACTACATAAACGAGTTCGGTGGAGAGTTCCTCACTGATGACAGTGCATGGAACGTGTACGCGACTATATCTAATTACAACAACTCTGCGACTACTGACTTCTCAAACGAAGCCCAGTTAGATAGAGTAGACGGTACCATTAGAATCGCTCTGGGCTACCCAGCGTTGCTTGGGATATTAGGTCCTCGTAATCCTGGACTAATTGATATATATGCAAGCCGACCAAGTTTAGGAAACCCTGAGGTCAACGAGATAATCAACCTAGTAACGGGTAACATTATCTATCAGCTAGGTGGCCGCACAACACCAATAGCAATTGCATAATACATAAGAAAGAAATGACATGGCAATAGCAGACATCAGTGGCGTAAATGACGACGCTAGGAACTTAGCAACCTTTCTTGGAGAAGTTCTCTCCAAAGTTGTGACTGTGTACGACTCCTACAACATGCCTGTCCCGACCCGCAAGTACTACACTTTTGGAGCCCCCGCGGTTGACTGTGAGCAGCTAGTTGTGTCTCTTATCCAGATGTACATTGGAACTCCTGGCGACGAAGCCAACGAGCCTAGGCGCTGTAACGACCCACGAAGTGTGACTCTTCTTGTCTCTGTATCTCGAGCAGTGCCTGTAGCTCAGGCTAACGGGAACCCGCCAAACTCTGTAAACATCCAAGACGCTACTGAAGTTTCAGCTTTAGACGCTTGGATTCTTATGGAAAGCGTTAGAGATTTTGACTCAAGCTGGAGCGGCTTGCCCAGTGGGTTAGGCCTCGGCGTAATCGCAACTGTAGACGTTGATTCCCCCGAAGGCGGATTCCAGACGACCCGTTTGACCATCACAATGGCTGTTCCATAATGGGAAACGTAAACATAGTTTGGAGAAATCCAGTACTTGATAAGTACTTAAATTCTCCAGGTGGACAAGTTGGACGATACCTTAAAAAGCAAGGAACTAAGGTTACGACTGCTGCTAGGGCCCAAGTGGGGGTAAAAACGGGGCAGTTGCGTTCATCAATTCACATGCGCCACATGCGAGATTCCCGAGGTCAGTATCTAAAAATTGGCTCTTCTGTAAAGTATGCCTACATGCATCACGAGGGCACTAAGCCCCATTTAATCCTCCCCAAAGGGCCGAATACCCACTTGAGATTCTTTAGTAAGGGAGTAATTGTTTTTGCCCCTCTAGTAAGGCATCCTGGAACAAAGCCAAATCGCTATTTATCAGACAATCTAAAGTTGATAAGATAGATAGTAGTAAGGACGCACTGCATTAGTTGTGCGTAAATGACATAGACAAGGAAGAAGTATGACGAATAGATTTAAGGACTTCGGTGCTGGCTCAGCTGTCACAGATACGCCTGTTTCGTTTAAGCTCCACGGAGAAGATTTCGAGTGTTACCCAGCTTTGCAGGGTAAGATGCTCCTCGACTTAGTGGCTAACTCAGACGAAAACGACGGAGCTGCAATAGCCAAAACTATTGACTCGTTTTTCAAGGCTGTCCTCGTAGAGGAGAGCTATGCCCGTTTCGACATCCTATTGAGGGACCCTACCCGCATTGTCTCAGTTGAGACGCTTGGTGAAATCACCTCATGGCTCGTAGAGGAGTATTCAAGCCGCCCTACGGCGGGGCCAGAGGACTTGTAGAGTGGGCAATTGACCTCTGGCCTTATATAAACGGAAAAGCCCTTGTGCAAGGCATAAACCTTAAAGAAATGGAACTGTCAGACATGTTAGATGTTATTCACTACTTCTTCGAAGAAGATTTAGTGGTCAGCTCCTCTGAAGAAGCCGAAGCCAAAACACAAATACGTTCCGTTATGTATAGGGACCTGTATGGGACTACGTATAAGTACGGAGACAACAATACAGGACAAAGCTATAATATCAGTAACGACACCCTTCCTTCGGATGGGTTGATGGGGAGCACCGACGAAGTGATTCCCGACCCAATGCAGCAAAAGCGTCCCACAAGGGCGTATACACCGACAACAGACTTTGATGCGGATAGTCCGCTTCCATTTGGGCGGGTCCTAGACCAGCCTGAAAGTCGTTAGAAGAAGGGGGTGAGAGCGTATGGCAGTAGTAGGTGACGCATATGTCGTAGTCCGCGCTCTCACTTCTGGATTCAAAAAGCAAGTCGAACGCGACCTAAACGGTATTGGCAGTGTTGGAGACAAAGCTGGGAAAGAGCTGAGCGAGGGCCTTAACCGCGGCTCTAGAAGGGGCGGCGGACTAAAAATCTCAACCCCTCAGTTTGAAGCTGAGGCAGAGCGTGCTCGGGTCAAATTTCGTAACCTAAGCGTAGCTCAGAATTTTCTTGTAGCAGGTATCCCTGCTCTCTTGGGCTCAATAGGAGCTCTAGGTAGCGGTCTTGTAGTTCTTGTTGGAGTTTTGGGCAATGCTGCCAGAGGCTCAATTGTGTTTGCGTCTGCTCTGGGCGGTCTAGTTCAGGGCGCAATTGTAGCTAAAGTGGCCTTTAGAGGCGTAAGCGATGCCCTTTCAGCTGGCTTGAAGGCGCAAGAAGCAGCGGCAGACAACAGTGATGCACAAGCGGCAGCCGCTAGGCGCCTCCGTGACGCCAGATTATCTCTTAAGAGACTACTAGAAGAAGAAAAGCCTGAAGCCCTTGCAGCAGCACGTGAGAGGGCTGTCAGAGCCGAAGAAGCGGCTGCTGACGCATTGCTCGGGACCGAAAGAGCCACTAGAACTTATAATCAAGCACAAAAGAACTCTCTCAATGCCCTCGAGGACCTCAACGAGGCTCGTGATGACGCCAGAGAGAAGATACAGCAACTTCGTTTTGAGGTTGAGGGTGGCGCTATCTCAGAGAAAAAGGCCCGCCTTGCCTTTGAAAAGTCTCGCGACTCCTTGCAGAGAGTTCAGGACCTTCCACCGAACTCCAGAGCACGTCAAGAAGCAGAGCTTGCTTTTGCAGAAGCCGAGCTAAACCTCCGCAAGGCTATTGACAACAACTCAGACCTCAAAAAAGAATCAGAAGCCTCTACCAGAGCTGGTGTTGAGGGCTCTAAACAAGTCGTTGAGGCTAAAGAAAACATCGCACAAGCCCAGCAGGCAGAACTTGACTCTGGAATCGCTGCCGCTAGAGCAGTCAGAGATGCAAGCAGAGCTACAGAGGAAGCTGCTAAGGCAGCAGCTGACGCTAGCGCTGGTGGAACCGTAGAACGTGACTTAAACAGAAGAATTGCCACTGCTAGAGAGCAAGTTGAGCTTGCTCAGAAAGCCGCAGCGAAAGCCGCTTCAGGCGGAATTGACGAGTATCGAAACGCACTAGAAAAGCTTTCACCAGAGGCTCAGAGCTTCGTTAAGTTTTTGATTGAGCAACAAGAAGCGTTTGACTCTCTCCGTGACGCTGCTGGACGAGCGCTGTTCCCGAAGCTTGAAGAGTCTCTAACAATAATCATTGGGAAGTTTAAAGAATTAGAGCCTCTCTTCGAAGAAACAGGCGGCATTCTTGGGGATTTGGCTGTTACTTTTGCTGAGACATTCTTCCAAGGCGAAAACTTTGAAAAGCTAAAAGCTGTTTGGTCTACTAACAATGAACTGCTGGGGAAACTTGGTCAAACAGCAATAAATTTGCTAGAAGGGTTTTTAATCCTTCTAAATGCTGCAGAGCCTCTAGTTAAGGTCTTTGGAGATTGGGCGGTAAACACTAGCGAAGCTTGGAAACAGACTCAGATTTTCAAAGAAAAAAACGGTGAGCTAGCCACAGAGTTTGAGACACTACAAACTAAAATTGAAAGAATTACAGGTATTTTTGGCAACTACAAGACTGCCTTTGGTGGAATCTTTGATGTTATCAATCAGCCAGGCGGCGCTGGAGATGTTCTGCTCAGTTACTTTGAAGAAGCCTCTGCAAGCTTCCTTACTTTTGTTACGGAAGGGGCAAAAGACGGAAGTCTAAACAAATTCTTCGTAGACTCTACGAACAACTTCACAGCACTCTTAAGTCTTTTGGCCAACCTAGGTGGCGGTATTTTGGCTCTTGGAGCCGAAGCTGGCGTGGGGCAATTTATTAAGAGTTTGGATAATGCTGTAACAGTTTTCAATGAGCTCGGTATACAGCTCAGTGGAAAGGACGGTCCAGTTGCACAGCTTGGCGAGCTAATTGAGCAATTCGCTATTTTGACAGCTAACTTAACCGATGTCGGCTCTATCAAGGCATTTTTTGACACTTTAATTATTACTCTAAAGATTGTTAATACCATTGTTGGAAGCGAGTTTGCTCAGGCCATTCTACAAGCTGTAGGTCCGCTACTTGGCGTTCTTTTAGCAGTAGGTAGAATTGTTGCTGTTTTTAAGTTTTTATTCAAAGCAGCAGCAGGTTTCGTTTTATTGATTAAAAACGGGCTTGCCAGCGCAATGAAGTTCTTTGGCGGGCTTGCATTTAAATACTTTGGCAAGCAAGGAATCCTTGGGTTTATAGGCAAAATTGCTGCTGGCTTAACTCGTGTTATTGGCTTTGTTATACGATTCCTAGGGCCAATTGGGCTAATAATTAGCATTCTTATTACGGCTGTTCCGTTGATTATTAAAAACTGGGACAAAATTGTTGAGTTTTTTGCGGGGATATTTACTTATATTGGGGAGACGTTCTCCAAACTTTGGGAATCGATTATTACTATCTTCCAAGAGTCTTGGGGCCGCACGGTTGATTGGTGGACTGGAACTGTAATTCCGTTCTTTACTAATCTAGGTAAAACAATAGGCGACGCTGCTAAAGCAGCTTTTGATTGGTTCTTAAACTTCTTTAAGGACGCTTGGCAGGGGTTCTTAAGCTTCTTTACTACCACTATCCCCAACTGGTTTAAAGGCTTAGGCAAGCTAATCTCAAACGCGGCTGGAAACATTTTTGCGTTCTTTAGTGACTTGTTTAAAGACGCCTTTAACGGGGTAAAAAACTACTTTAATGACACTCTCATCCCGTTTTTTAAAGACCTACCAGCTAAAATAGGAGCAGCTGCAGCAGGGCTTTGGGATTGGCTCAAGGATAGTTTTAAAAATGCTCTTAACTTTATAATCGACAAATGGAATAACTTTAAGCTAGATGTCCGAATTCCGACGAACTTTATAACCACAGCTCTAAAGATTGCTGGCAAAGGGTTTACGATTGACACTCCTAATATCCCCCGTTTGGCTGCTGGTGGCATAGTTCCTGCTTCGCGAGGCGGGATGATGGCAGTCATCGGAGAAGGTGGCCGTTCAGAGCGAGTAGAGCCTCTTGATAAAGACGGGCTGTCTACCCGTGACAAAGCAATGATTAGGCTTTTGTCTGGTCAAAGTGGCGGTGCCGCTACAATCAACGTTTACCCATCCGCAGGGATGGACGAGCGCGAGCTTGCCGAGCTTGTCTCTCGCAGGTTAGCTTTCGAGCTTAGGAGAGGCGCAGTCTAATGGTTTACACACAAGGACAAGAAAACTTTTCAGTAGACAGAGGGCTACAAGAGCTCTTTAGCCCAGACATTGGCCGCCTAAAGCTTGACGCAAACATTGTCCTTGGGGACTTTATCCTCAACACCCTAGACTCTGAAGGAGTTGTTTGGGTAGTTACTGACATTCCAGGATGGTGGGAGGCTCCCAGAGCAGATGTTCCAGACATAGCTAGAGGCTTTGGTGATGGTTCGTACGAAGTACGAGGGCGTTACAACTCACGGAGCTTTTCTATTCGAGGCTCTTTCTTAGTCCCAAAACCTTCTCTCGTTGAGGCTGCTCGTGACAGGCTTATTGCAGCTACTGCCAACCTAGCAAGAACTGGTGTTTGGTTTAAAACAGGCAGCGACCCAATCAGAGCAGCGTATGTAACGCTAAATGGCGACATCTCAATTGAGACTGAAAACCTTAGAGGCAGAACCAACTTTGAAATTGGGCTTCGTGCTGCCGACCCTATTAAGTATGCGTGGAACGACGCAAGCCCAGATGGCTACGCTTTTGCTGAGGTTCCAGTTAGAAACTCCGCAACGGGGGTTAGTGGGCTAGGAACGATTACCAATATTGGAAACTACTCGGTGCCTTGCTTCCTAGAGGTGTCAGGTCCGTTTGCTGGTCCAGGAACTATTTTCAACAGAGCAACTGAAGAGCTCATCATTTTGACTCAGGGGCTGAAAGGCCCAATCTCTCGCACCGTAGTTAACAAGCAGCTCACTTTCAACCTAGCTACGCTAAAAGACATTGCCACACTTACCACCACTGAAGCTCATGGATTCTCTGTAGGAGATAGCGTTTATGTCTCAGGAATCGACGCACCCTTTGACGGGGACAACCTCATCACAGCTGTGCCTACTGACACAACTTTCAATTACGAAGCAGACGCTGCTTCTATCATCCCTGTAGCTTTCAAGTCTTTGTCAGCGGGTTTTGCTACTATAAAAACGACCGAACCTCACGGACTAGTCACAGGTAGTTCCATAGTTGTGAACGGCGTGGATTCAGTGTTTGACGGCGTGCACACAATCACATCTACTCCTGCTGCTAATTCTTTGCAGTTCTCCAAAACTCGTATTCCTCCGAGGAGCGTTATCTCGGCATCGTTAATTTCCAACATTGCAACAATTAACACTTCTGACGTTCATCAGTTCATTCTTGGAGAAACCGTCACAATAACTGGCGTTGGGACTAACTACAACGGAACATTCGAAGTTACTGCAATTCCGTCCCCTACTTCCTTTAGCTACGCTTCTACTAGAACTAACGCTCGAACTATTATCAAAAAACAAATGGTACAAGACACTGTCTTTTTGACAACTTCAGCTCCGCACGGGTTTGTTGCTGGCGAGAACGTAAACGTGACAGGCGTGGACTTGTCACTAAATGGCGGCTACAGAATTGGCGATACCCCCATCCCCACGGATTTTAGCTACCGCAGAGTCAGAACTACTCAAAAAACAATTGTGACCAAAGCAAGGTCTAACAACGTTGCAACCTTAACTGCGTCTCAGTCGCACGGTTTTGTGGTTGGAGAGAAGGTTGTTGTAGAAGGTGCTGGTGGTGGTGGTACTGGAGACTTCAACGGAACTCACACAATTACCAGCCTCCCCAGTTCGACTACTTTTACTTATGCCAACAGCGGGTCTAACCAAGTATCAACGACCATACCCACTGGCGGTACAGCTAGAGCTGGAAGCCGAAAGATTGCTTCTATTCTTTTAGCTGGAAACGTTATAACCATAACTACCAGAGATAGCCACGGTGCGATTTTTGGCGAACAAATTACAATTACGGGGGTAGGTGCTCCTTTTGACGGAACCTACACTATCTCCGCTATTCCTTTTCTAAATGTTTTGGAGTGCCAAAAGACAGCGGCCAACGTTGCTCTCATTTCGTACCCAGTAGACGAAGAAACAGGCGCAACCGCCGATGTCTTTGTTGAGCTCTCAGGAACAATTTCCTTGGTGAATGTGACGCCTAACGGGCAAGCAGAGGTAGGTGGAAGTCTTCCTTTGACTGCTACGGGCGGCACAGCGACTGTCTCGGGCACAATCCCAGAGACATTCACTGGCGGAAACATTATTAAAACCCAGAACGTTCAGTTCACTCCTGGACTATCGGGAGCAACCGCAATTGTTTCAGCAGACATTCTTGAGATTGATACCCAAAACCGCGAGGTAGCTTTCAACGGAGAAGTTGAGGGAGCAAGAGGCAGGGTCGATGTATTGGCTGATTTCATAAAACTAGCTCCTGGAGATAATGAGTTAGAATTTATTGACTCAGGTAACCCAGAGGGTGAGACATCTCTCCGAGTCTATTACCGCTCTGGATGGCTTGGCTAACACAATACTTTAAGGACATTAAATGACTATCGAGACACAGGTTGAATACCGTTACTTCCTAACTGACCTACTCAGCAATGATGTAATTTCTGAGGTCCCGTTTAAAGGCGTTTCCTACGAAAGAGCAAACCGCAGAGCTGGAGCTTTTAGTGGAAGCATCCCATTTATTGAGTCCACTAAAGGACTAAACCTTTACGAATCAACTATGCCTGGTCGAACAGGGATATACATTATGCGAAACGACGTCTGTGTTTGGGGCGGGATGATTTGGTCTCGGTCGTACGACGCGGTCAGCCAGACTCTAAGCGTCAACGGCGCTGAGTTTATGAGCTACTTTTATCACAGAAACATTTGGCAGACAATTCAGTATGGTTCTGACTTTATCGGGGTCTCCACGTTTTCCGTGGCATCAGGCGTAGGGACTATAGTTACCGAGTTTCCTCAGGGATTTGCCGTTGGACAAAAAATAGCTGTGTCTTTCACAAGTCCTATTGTTGATGGTGTCCAAACAATTACGGAGATTAATTCAACAACTAGCTTTAGCTTTGAAACAACTTCTGGAGATGGCAGCGGGTCCAGTACAAGCGGAGCGGTACGTAGCCTAGTTGACACCTACGATTTTGCTAGAGACCTTATCTTTCAAACCTCCAAAGACCTAAGCGGCTTTAATTTTGCTAACGAAGTAATTAAACCAGCCAAAGAGCTTCAAGCAGAAGTTATATCTAAGGTACGGTCAGCTGGTGTAGTTACCCTACAAACAGGTGAGGACCACAGCATAATTGCGGGTCAAGAGATAGAACTAGTTCAAATTGATTCAGAGTTAGACGGGTTCCACATAATCTCAGAGGTGCCAAATAATCGAACTATTAGATTTTTACTTGACGGGCCAGCGATTCCTCTTTCGTCTGTGCCTGGTATCCGCACGCAAAACGTGGAAAGCAAGCAGCTTTTAGATAACGTAGCAACCCTCACCCTTGACGATGCGCACAATGCAACAGTTGGGCAGACAGTAATTGTTACAGGCGTGGACGCCTTCTTCACTGGGAGACTAGATACAACATTTAACGGACGTTTCACAATTATAGATGTCCCTAGCCCAAACAGTTTTAGCTTTAGCTCGGGAGGCATCTTAAATGTTGGCCCCGAAGGTGTTGCAGGTGGCATTGCTCTATTTGGGTCCAAAGTAATTTACGGGGACTATGGAAGCTACACAGCTAATGCCGATATCGGGATTGACTTTGAAAACTTAGACAAAAGCGGCTATTACCAAGACACTCAAATCTTGAGAGGCTTTGAGCAGAAGACTGTTGGAGAAATACTCGAGCAGTACTCCAACACAGTTGAGGGTGGGTTCGAGTATCGCATTGACTGCGACTATAATTTCGATACCGCAACTTTTAGTAGAACATTCAGGCTATTTCCTATCAGCCTTGCTGAGGCCCCGCCAGAGGGGGAAATTTACCCAGTCACTGCTTTCGGTGCTGAAAGACTGGTGTTCGAGTATCCTGGAAACATTCTCAGTTTCAGTGTTTCTGAGTCAGCAGAGGACGCCGCTACTAGGTTCTTTGTAGTTGGAAGTATCGAGGACCTAAGCGATGACGCTAGCCAACCCTATGCAGGAGCCGCGGACCGCACTATGTTAGCTAACCCCAACGGGAGAAGCTGGCCTTTGATTGACTTAGCAGAACAGTTAGATGAAATTGAAGATGAGCTATCTCTTCACGCTTACGCTCGGGACTACTTGTTTGAGTCTCGTCCTCCTGTTGGGGTGTACAACGTAGTTGTTAATGGCTCGCTTTATCCACAGGTTGGGACATTTTTTCCAGGCCAGTGGTGCTCAATTATTGTCGACGATGAGTTTGTACGGCAGCGATTAGCAAGCGACCAAGAGCCTCGAAGTGACATTCTTATTCGCAAGATTGACTCGTACTCGGTAGTTATACCCGATGGCGTCCCGATTCCTGAAGAAGTTCAACTTAGATTAGTAACAGATTGGAAGGTAGACCAACGTGGCAACTAGAAGAAGAGCAAGCAGAAGCTCACTTACGGGAAACATTACTGACCTGCAGAGAAGAGTTAAGTATCTGCAGGCCCGAGGCAACCCGACTAGGCTTGCCAATCAAGTCGTCACCAGAACCACTATTCAACCTCGTGCTGTGTCTACAGACCAAATTGCGCTAAATTCTATTGTTAATGACCAAGTTCAAGCCGACGCAATTAGGCAAGAAAATATGCAAAACGATTCGGTTGGAACTTCTGAACTTATTGACAGCTCGGTGGCCACTGGGAAAATCAACGACTTTGCTATTGCCCCTTTAAAGCTCGCAGACGCAGCTGTAGAAAATAGAGCAGTTGCTGACGACGCCATTGCGCAAAGAAATCTACAAAGTGATTCCGTAGGTCAAGTAGAGATGCAAACCGACTCTGTAGGTAAAGAACAGATAATTGACGGTTCAGTGGACACTGGCCAGCTAGAGGATGGGTCAGTTACTTCCCAGAAAATTAAAGACGGAGCCGTTAAAAATTCTAAACTTGCCAGCAACTCAGTTACTCGCGATAAAATAGCCGACGGGGAAGTTGGAACCAGCGAACTTGCCAGCGGTGCAGTTACCTCGTCGAAGATTGATTCAAACGCTGTAACTAATAATGCCATAGCCCCAAACTCCGTAAACGCAGCCAACATTGTTAATGGCTCAGTTGGCAACAGTGAACTGGCTGGCGGAGCAGTTTTTAACGCAAACATTAGAAATGGCGCTGTTACAACTAATAAAATAACTAACCAAGCTGTTACTAACGCCAAGATTCAAAACGGCGCTGTCACTAGTGCAAAAATTGCTAACGGAGCTGTAGGCGTTAGCCAGACAGACGGGTCATTCGTCAGTAGTGTGAGAGCTTTTGCTCCTTTGTACATGTCAAGGACAGGCAGCAGCGTGTTCTTAGGAGTCAGCAGAGGAACTGGCTCCCAAGATGTGGCACGCGGTAATCACCGACATACCGTGTCTGACGTGTACTACAGGTATGATTCCGAAGGAAACGGTTTAACTGGCTTAACCTCTCAGAGTAGGACAACCAGTGCTTCAACGCGGAAAGTCAAAAAAGACATAGAAACTTATGAACCTTCTGACATCAAGAAATTACTAAATTTAGAGCCAAAAAAGTTTAAGTACAAAAGGTCTAAGAGGGGGTACCACAAGGAGCTCAACAAAGAGTGGATGCACGGATACATGGTAGAAGACCTTGTAGACCTTGGATTCTCTGAGCCAGTGGGCTACGACAAGGATGGCGATGCAGACAAACTTGACTACGGACTCATGTCACTGCTTGTGCTAGAGCTAGTAAAGGTTCAACAGACTGAGATAGACTCTCTTAAAGAAGAAGTTACAAGACTTAAGGACAAAAAATGACCTACCTTTTTGAATATGATGGGGCAATACCTGCGGGCGGTGCCTCGACAGTTGATAGACCACGCTGGGTAAAGACAATCACAGACTCTGACGGTGTAGAGCAGAGAGTAATTCTGAACTTCGAGAACACAGAAGAACGAGAGTTGTTAACTAATCAAGAGGTCTACGTACATCTAAATAATCTTGTAGCATACATAAAAGATGTATCTCAAGGAGTATCCCCCATCGCATTAGACGAAGACACCCCCTCAGACGGCTGGCACTTCAACGGCAGTTGGGGAGAGATAGAGTGGGCAAAAGATGAAGTTTTACGCTGGTGGGAGTCCGTGTACTTTAAGGATGAAGAGGAGCCAGCATAATGTTTGAAGTAAAAGACGGGTCCAGAACTTTACAATTTAGCGGCCAACTTTTAGGAGAGTCATCTTCCAAAAGATACGACTCTTTTAGATGGATTGAGTTTAAGCTCTACCGTACCGAGAACGGCTCTTACATACTTTCTAGAATAGGCATCTCGCTTGTATTCCATGCAGCAACTTGCTCTCTAGTCAAAAGGTACGGCCTTAGTGAGCTAAAGTCAGAACAGCTTTCAGATGACGCAATCCCGTGCGTAGAGTGCAGACCTGACAGAAACATGCCTTTATTGTTCCCAGAACAAGACCGAACTTGGGCTCAGGTTAGCGACGAGCCAGGTCCAGTACTGGATGCTTTGTATAAATTTGACCCCGACGGTGGCGCTCGTTACCTGACAAAAGTTGCTCAAAGGCTACTGGAACAGGCTTCAAATGCGGACTCAGAAATTGAGCGTATATACAGGGTAGAAATGATTCCTTAAATAAGATACAATAGCAACACAAAATGACAGGGACAAAATGACAGACAAGATAACTGACTTATCTCAGGTGCAGCTTCATTTAGTAGACAGCGTCGAAAAAGCTGAAGAATTTCTACGTTGGATGAGCGAGCGCCGCCCCCACAACGCTATTTCTGTTGACATTGAGACAGGCGAACTTCCAGGTAATCCAAAGAAGGACGCTTTCTCTCCTTGGCACGGTCGAATCCGTCTTGTTCAGGTTGGCGATGGCATGCAGGGCTGGGCGATTCCTTGGGAGAGCTGGGCTGGAGTATTTTATCAGGCTATGAAGCAGTTCTCTGGCCCTGTAATTTGTCACAACATAGCTTTTGAAGCCAAGTGGTTTGCCGTCAAGTCTGAGTGGGAGATGCCTTGGGACCGTGCCCACGACACAATGATTATGGCTCGCATTATCAACCCTCTCGGTGCTGCTGGGCTTAAGCCGTTGTCTGCGCAGTTCATTGACCGTCACTCTGCTCAGTTGCAAGAAGGCTTAGACATAGGGATGATTAAGAATGGCTGGACTTGGGGGACTGTTCCAGTCACATACGAGCCGTACTGGGCCTACGGCGCTCTAGACACGGTCCTAACAACCAGACTTTGGGAAATGTTCTACCAGCAGTGTGGGCCAGAAGGTCCTTACTACAAAGCTTATGAACTTGAGATGGCTGTTAGAAAAATTGCCACTCGTATGGAAGTCAATGGTGCACGTATTGACCTTGAGTACTCTAAAGATAAGTATGAAGAACTGGTTGACTACACAGAACGCACAAAGCTGTGGTTCTACAACACCTACAACTCTTCAATGACCAGCAATCAACAGTTGGTCCGAACTTTTGAGGGTCTAGGCGCTGAGCTCACTGCATTTACCCCGTCGGGCCAGAAGTCCGCGAGCAAAGATGAAATTAAACGCCTCGCAATCGAGGGCAACGCAGAGGTAAAAAACCTTGCAGAGGTCGTGCTCAAGCAACGTAAAGCAGACAAGCTTGCCAGCACCTACTTCAGCAACTTTATGGAGAAAAACTCTAACGGATTCCTGCACCCGTCTATCAACACTTTGGCTGCTAGGACTTCGCGCATGTCTATTACTGAGCCCGCGCTACAGACTTTACCTAAAGGCGACGACGTTGTGCGACGTGCATTTATACCCAAAGACGAAAATCACGTAATCATTACCTCGGACCTTGACCAAGTCGAGTTCCGTATGTTCGCCTCTATGTCTGGTGACCCAAACCTTATTGAGCTGTTCAACCGCGCAGACGCGGAAGGCTCTGACCCTTTTACTGAAATTGGTCGGCAGGTTTATCAAGACCCAACAATGATTAAGTCCGATAAACGGCGTAACTTGATTAAGGGATGCGTCCCGTTATCTTCTCAAGTTTTAACTAAACGTGGATGGCTAAATCACAATGAGATTATAGACAGCGATGAAACAATCGGCTACGACTTTGCCACTGGCAGAAATAAGTGGACAAAAATTCTCGATGTCCACGTCTACGAAGATGCAGACATTTACAGACTTTCGAACGCACATAAAAGTTTTCTATGCACAGAGGACCACCGCTGGGTTGCTGACAACGGACGTGGAGGCAGCAGAGCCGCTGAGCCAAAAATAATCTACGCAAATGAGTTCCTTACGGGTGAGAATAGAATTATTCTCTCTGCTCCAGCAGAGGACGGTTCTTTGGATATTAGCGATAAAGAGGCGTACCTTCTTGGATGGATTCTTGGAGACGGCTCAATAAAGCGGTCTCAGGATGTTGGTGGTCCCTCGCAGTCTTTTGGTGGCCGTGTCGGGTGTCAAGTTAAGATTTTTCAAACAAAAAAAACTGGTATTGCTTTAATTAAAAATGTGCTTATCAATGTTCCGCATACACGGTGGATAAATAAGAAAACTAAACAAAATGTTTGGAATATCTGCCCAGATTACGCTAGAGAGCTTTTGTCTAGGGCGGGTATTCACGACAAGAAGAACTTTACTCCCTGGGACCTTGCTTCTGGTCTCACGCTCACAGCACGCCAAAAAATGATTCGAGGGCTAGATGAAGCTGATGGCAAGAATAAGACAGCAAGAAGAACCAGAACAAAAATTGATGTTTCCATTGTTCAGGCATCAGATAGCCCTGTAACAGAGCTTGTTGTGGCGCTGGGCTACTTAACGGGGAAGTATTCCAAACAAGATACATACCTACCTGTAGAAGGTTCGACTAATTGGCAGAAAAACCCCATTACTGTTGTCCAGCATCAAAAAGAGACAATGACTAACCAAAGAGCGTCGCTAGAGTATGTCACCAATGACTACGTTTGGTGCGTTACAACAGAGTTAGGAACTTGGACCATGCGTCAGGATGAGAAAATCCCAGTTTTGACGGGAAATACAGTCTACGGGCGCCTGTACGGAGCAGGAGTGGCTAAGCAAGCTTTGACTGCTGGCGTGCCAAAAGAAAATATGCAAGCTGTCTCTGACTCATTCGATGCTAACTATCCAGGTATGGCTATGTTCCAAAAGCAGGTTAACGACGTAGGCCAGCAGAGATACCGCAACGAAGGAGAGGGCTACGTTCACACTTGGACTGGCAGACGCCTACCTTGCGATGATGACCGCACTTATACACTTGTTAATTACCTTGTGCAAGGCGGGGCAGCCGAGGTATTCAAATCCAACCTCGTAAAGTTGGATGCCGCAGACTTGACTGATTACCTGATTGTTCCTGTACACGATGAAATAGTGCTTCAGGCTCCCCGCGAGAACGCAGAGGAGATTAAAAGAATAGTTAAGGAATGTATGACTACAACAGAGGGCTGGGCAGTGCCACTAACAGCAGACGTGGATGGCCCCTTAGAAAACTGGGGGTCGAAGTACTGATGAAGATTGGTATTTTGTCAGTAGACCCTGGAAAAGCCAGTGGAATCGCTTTTATCACTTGGAACGGGGACCACGACGTCAATCCTGTTCTTGAGTGGTCCGATGAGGTTGACGCAGATGATTACGCCGAACGAGTTAGAGATGGCTTAAAGCAGGGAGCCGAGGGTTTTGACGTCTTTTTAGTTGTCTACGAAAGATTTACTATAAATCAACAGACTGTGCGTAATTCTCAGGCTCCCTACTCTTTGGAACAAATCGGAGTTCTTAAGCAGTTATGTCGAGAAGCTGGATATGACCTAGAAAAAGTGAAAGTTCAAGCCCCAGTTGATGCTAAGAACATGTTCCCCAACCCTGCACTAAAAAAGCTTGAGACATGGCACAAAGGTGGCGAAGGTCACGCGCTTGACGCAATCCGACACGCTCTACTGGCTTTAGCTAGACAAAGTTGGATTCCTAGGGCATTATTAAATAATGAAAAGTAACTAACACGATTTGCCCCACGGGGTCTTATTCTGTGTTAGTATCTATACATAACGACGAAAGAGGTAGCAGTGGCTGTATCGGCAGAATTGGACCCAAACGGGACTCACATTCTTATAAACGCTGATTGGCGGTACAAAGAGCTGTGTAAAAGCATTCCAGGCTCCTCTTGGAACACAAAAGAGCAAGTTTGGCGCATACCGCTTAGCTGGTCAAGCTGTTTAGCCCTACGTTCAACATTTAATGACAACTTAGAGATTGGCGAAGGCCTTTCGGCTTGGGCCCAGCACACAATAACTACCCGTATAGAGCCCTCTATGGCTCTTAGAGAGCTTGAAGAGCACGACGGGGATGAAGACCTGTTCCCGCACCAAAGAGCTGGTGTAGCGTATCTAGCGACCGCTAGAAGGGCTCTCTTGGCCGACGAACCAGGCTTAGGTAAGACCGCTCAGGCTATTCGTGCCTTAAAGCTTCTTAGAGAGCAAGGCGAGGATGTTTTTCCCGCCATGATTGTCTGCCCCAACACTTTGAAGAAGAACTGGCAACGCGAATTTCAGAGATGGTGGCCTGAAGTCACTACTCAGGTTATCAAGGGCTCAGCTGCCCAGCGTAAGAAGCAATTTGACGTTTCTGTTGAGAGCAACATCGATGTCTTCATTATTAACTGGGAGTCCCTACGGTCTCACAGCAGACTTGCACCTTATGGCTCCGTTGCGTTGACTCGTTGCTCAGCGTGTGGGGGCCACGACGAAAGTATTAGTGAAACCCGTTGCGAAGTGCACATTCGTGAACTAAACAACATCGAGTTTAAGGCAGTAGTTGCCGACGAGATTCACCGTTCTAAAGACCCCAAGTCAAAACAGACTAGAGCACTGTGGTCAGCTACGGGAGAAGCGGATATACGCTTTGCAATGACTGGTACCCCTATTGCTAATGACGTTGTGGACCTTTGGCCTATCCTGCACTGGCTAGACGCTCGTGAGTGGCCAAGCAAGACCAAGTGGATTGAGCGAATGATTGATACTATGCTCAACGCCTTTGGAGGTATGTTGGTTTTGGGCGTAAAGCCTCACATGCAAGAAGAGTTCTACAAAACTCTCAACCCGCACATGCGTCGCATGTTGAAGCAGAAGGTTCTTCCTTGGCTTCCAGAAGTTATGAACGAGCGCCGAGATGTAGAAATGTCTACTAAGCAGAAAAAGGCTTACGCTCAGATGCGCGACACTATGATTGCTGAACTGGACGATGGACAGGCTCTAACCGCCCCAAGTATCTTGACCCAGACCACTAGGCTCAACCAGTTTGCTAACGCTTACGCTGAGCTAACAGTGGACGAGTCAACAGGAGAGATAAAAGCTACTTTGTCAGAGCCCTCTTGTAAAGTCGATGCTGTGATGTCAGACATAAAGGCTAAAGACTTTGGTGAGGACTCCGTAGCAGTCTGCGCGGTGTCTCGTCAGCTTATCTACTTGCTAAGTGCTGCCATGACAAAGGCTGGGATTAAGCACGGACTTATTACTGGACTGCAGAACGAAGACGAGCGCCAGCAGGCGGTAGACGACTTCCAGAGTGGGCGTATTAAGTGGATTCTTTTCACTGCGCAAGCTGGTGGTGTTGGAATTACCTTGACAGCAGCTCGCAGGCTCATCATGCTCCAACGTCCGTGGTCCTTGGTTGACCACAAGCAGGCGATGGACCGCGTACACAGAATCGGTTCTGAAATACACGACTCAATTATTATTACTGACTACGTCACAGAAGACAGTATTGAAGAGCGAGTTATCCAAGTACTAGAGAAAAAAGCAGACAACTTCGAGCAGATAGTGAAAGATAAAGACCAACTGCTCTCGATGCTCAAGGAAGACAAGGCCAAAAAATGACGATTATGCGAATCAGCAACTCCGAAATTCAGACGTTCAAAGATTGCAAAAGACGCTGGTGGTTTACGTACTACCGCCGTCTACAGCCAACTGAAAAGAAGATGACAGGTGCATTAGCATTAGGCTCTCGTCTCCACGAGGCACTAGACCAGTACTACTCAACGGGGGCTCCTCTTATTCAGGCTCACACTAAGTTGGTCGAGATGGAGAAAGAGACTCTCTTAACGGACTTCCGTGATGTCACTGAGCTTGAGAAAGAAGCCGAGCTAGGGCACATTATGCTTGAGGGCTACCTCCAGTGGGTTGAGGAGAATGGAATTGACTCCGAGCTTGAGATGATTTCTACAGAAGAAAAGATTACGATGCCAATGTTCAACGGAGAAGTTGAACTGCAGGGCAAGCTGGACATGCGTGTTCGTCGCAAAATAGACGGTGTTCGGATGTTCAGAGATTTCAAAACTGTAGGTGGCTCTCTCAGCGACTTCGCAAACTTGGCCCCAATGAATGAACAGATTATGACGTACATGCTGCTTGAGCAACACCAGAACAAGGGAGACGACCGCTCAGAGGGAGGAATCTTTACACTTCTAAAGAAGGTTCGTCGCACTGCTGCTGCCCGCCCTCCGTTCTATGACCAAATAGAAGTACGTCACAACGTGTTTACCCTCAGGTCTTTTTGGGACCGTATCCACGGAACTGTTGCAGACATGATGCGTGTTCGCACTGCTCTAGACGACGGACAAAGCCACGCCTTCCACGCTTACCCAAGCCCTTCTAGGGATTGCAAGTGGAAGTGCCAATTCTTCACTGTATGCACGCTTATGGACGACGGTTCTGCCGCCGAACAGGCGATTGAAGCAATGTACGAAGTAGCAGACCCATATGCATACTATGGAGAAACAGACAAAAAAGGAAGTGAGTGACGTATGAGTGAAGTACAACGGTCTTTGACCGTAATGGTCTACGGTGAATCAAAGGTGGGTAAATCCTCCTTCGCCGTAACTGCTCCTTATCCACGTCTCATGCTTGACGTTGAGGGTGGGCACAGATTCTTGCCTATTGTCACCAAGTACTGGGACCCAATGAGGGAAGAACCGCCAGTAGCTGATGGAACTTGGGACACAGTTGTTGTCACAGTCCGTGACTACGATGTTGTGATGAAGGCATTCCAATGGCTTCAGAGCGGCAAGCACCAGTTCAAGTCCTTGATTATCGACTCCATCTCGGAGCTTCAGGTCAAGTGCATTGACAACATTGCAGGTAGCGAGCAAATGAAGATGCAACAGTGGGGCGAACTACTTCGCCACATGGGCGGGCTTCTTCGTGACCTTCGTGACTTGACAATGCACGCTACAAACCCTCTTGAGGCAGTCGTGCTAACGGCTATGTCTCAGGTTACGCAGGATGGACGTCACCGTCCGTATCTGCAGGGACAGCTAAAAATCATGGCACCGTACTTTTACGACATCCTCGGTGCCTTGGCTATTGAGGAGCTACCTAATCAAGACCCGATGGGTGCTCCGCATAAAGTTCGTAGGCTTTACGTCGAACGAACAAAGGACTACGAAGCAGGTGAGCGTGTTCAGGGTCGATTGGGCACAATCGTTGAGCAGCAAAACCTAAGCATCGAAATGATGCTTGATACAATCTTCGGACCTAAACAGGCCGAAAAGACAAATAACAATAAGAAAAATAAGGAAGAGGTATAAACATGAGTTCACTTAATTGGGGAGAACTAATCAAGGATGCTGCTGACTCAGGAGCATCAAACATAGAAGCACTGCCAGATGGCGACTACGAGCTAAAGGTAATCGAGTCTGAGGCAAAGACATCCCAGTCTGGAAAAACTATGTTCGCAATCAAGTGCCAGGTTCAGGGTGGAGCAAACGCCAACCGTCTCGTATGGGACAACTTGGTAATCTCGCCTGAGAACGCGACAGCTCTAGGAATCTTTTTCCGCAAGATGTCTGCACTTGGTCTAGACAAGGAAGGCTTCTTTGACCGTGAGCCAAGCGCCTCTCAAATTGAGCAGGCAATGATTGGCCGCGGCTTCCGTGGACAGATTGGTTCACGTGTCTACAATGGCCAGAAGCGCAATGAGATAAAGAACTATTACGTCTCCTCAGGCGCTTCGGCTGCTCCTGCGCAAGCATCTCCAGCGCCAGCTGCTGCTGCACCAGCTCCAGCCCCAGCGCCAGCTGCTGCCCCTGCGCCAGCTGCCGCTGTTTCTGCACCATCAGCACCGTTCTAAGAACTAACTTGGATAATCCAGATTGCCGCTCAGTACCTTGGGCGGCTTTCTGGGCCAATCAGAAAACTTTAGGGAAGTAACACAATGAAAGTTCTAATCACAGGCTCCACTGCTCAGCAGAGTTCTTTTAAAACTGCGGCAAGGTTCACCACTTTTGCAGCGCTAATGTATAAGTCCCTTACGGACTCTGGCGCTTCTGTGGACTTTATCGAGCCCTCATCGCGAATGGGTAAAGAAGAGCTATCTTCTTACGACGCTGTTTTGGTAGGTATTGCTCCTCCGACAAGCCTCTCTGCGAACAAAATCTATCCAGCGTTTGCCATTGCAAATAAAGCCAGAGAGCTTGGCAACTTAATAATTTTTATTGACGCACCTGAGCC